CGTCAGGCCCACTGCCACTAATGAACTCTATAAACGAAATAGGCAGAAACGTGATGCAGGGCGGCAGTAGACGTAGTGCTATCTATGCCTCACTGAACTGGCAACACGGTGACGCACAGAAGTTCTTGACTGCTAAAGATTGGCACGCACTACCTATCGCTGAAGGCGTTACAGTGTTTGACGCTAAGCAGAACAACTTTAACTTCCCTGCACCGCTAGATATGACTAACATCAGTCTTAACTACGATGACAAGTTCTTAGATGCTGTCAACAACGGCTTCTTGCCTGAGACGTTTGTACAGAATTGCCGTCAAGCACTAATGACAGGAGAGCCAGGATTTTCCTTTAACTTCGGAGATAAAGAGAATGAAACACTCAGGAACGCTTGTACCGAAGTCACTAGTGAGGATGATTCAGATGTGTGTAATCTTGGAAGTATTAATATTGGCGCAATTGATGACATCGAAGAGTTCAGGTCAATCGTTCGAGTCGCCTCGATGTTCCTTGTCGCAGGCACGCTCACAGCAGACCTCCCAACTAAAAAAGTGTATGCTGTTAGGCAGAAGAACAGAAGGCTCGGTCTTGGCTTAATGGGTATGCACGAGTTCCTGCTGAAGCGTGGCAGTGACTACGAAGTAACAGAAGAGCTGCACAGGTGGCTAGAGGTGTTTAGAGATGAATCGGAAAGAGCTGCTAATCTTCTTTGTGACGCCCGTGGCATCAGTCGCCCTGTTGCGTATCGTGCAATCGCTCCTACAGGTACTATAGGCATACTCGCAGGCACTACAACAGGCATAGAGCCTCTGTACGCTGTTGCTTACAAGCGCCGCTACTTAGTTGGTGGTGACAAGTGGAAGTACGAGTACGTTGTAGATGCTACAGCTGAAGACCTGATTACTACACACGGCTTAGACCCTGACAAGATACAGACATCATCGTCTATGGTGAATGACTTTGAGCGGCGGCTGAAGTTCCAAGCTGACGTACAAGACTATGTTGATATGGCTATCTCGTCTACGATTAACCTACCGCCGTGGGGCAGTGAAGGCAACAACGAAGACCGTGTGATGGAGTTTGCTACTATCTTGGCTAAGTATGCACCACGTCTGCGAGGCTTTACTTGCTACCCTGACGGCTCTCGTGGCGGACAACCACTAACGCAGTGTAGCTACAAAGAAGCTATGAAGCACAAGGGCGTTGTCTGGGAAGAAAACTCAGAGGCTATGTGCAACGGAGGCGTGTGTGGAGTATGATTACTCAAGAGGAAGTTAAAACGCTTTTCAACTACGATAGCGAAACAGGAAAACTGACCAACGCTTGTAACAGAGGTTGTCGTGCTAGGAAAGGCGAAAAGGCAGGCTTCCTCAATGCGCAGGGGTATTTATGTGTAAAGATAGAACAAAAACAGTACCGTGTGCATCGATTAATATGGCTTTATGTTAAGGGGTCTTTTGAAGACGAAGTAATAGACCATATAAACGGAGACACACAAGACAACAGAATAGAAAACTTACGCTGTGTTTCTCGGTCTGGCAACGCAAAGAACCAAAAACTTAGAGCAACAAACAAGTCTAAAGTTGTAGGAGTGCATTGGCATAAAGCAACGTCTAAGTGGGCTGTGCAGGTTTCTTTTGACGGCAAACGCTACGTAGGCACTTTTGACGATTTCTTTGAGGCCGTGTGTGTAAGAAAGTCGCTTGAGCTTAAAAGCGGTTATCATAAAAACCACGGAAGACTGGAGTCTGTGGTATATAACTAAGTAAGGAAAAGCCCTATAGAGCATCCCAATCTCTATAGGGCTTTTTTGTGGCTGTAACACACGCACGATCCAAAGGTAGCACTAAGGATTAGGTTACTTCTTTTTCTTCTTCTTAGTTGTCGCCTTCTTCTTAGGCGGTGTAGGCTTGCTTTTATTTGAGTAAGAATAGTTCATAACAACCTCTTTTATGTTTACAAGTTAATAAATCCATGTTATTCTTTTGATGTCTCCGCCGCCGGTGAAGTAGCTATAGTGACCTAGTTAGGCATCTGAGCTTGTAGTGCCGCTTGCTCTGCTTGACGCTCTTCAGCAACTGCTTTGTTAAATAGGTCATAGTAGGCAAAGGTTGACTGTCCTAAAGAGCTATCGCCAAAGGCTGTTCCTCTAAGACTTGATAGATCAGCGTTGTTCTTCATTAACAATGAGGACAATACTCTAGCGTCTCTCTTGCCAGAAGGTGTGTTGCTAACATAAGAACGTGCAATAGCTTCTGCGTCGTTGCCTGCTCTTATCATGCCCTTCATTAAGTTACCGTTGTTCTTCAAAGCAGCTAAAGACAATCGCTGCAAACCCTTACCTACTAAGTACGAACCTGCAGCAGTGCCTGCACCAACAGCAACAGGAAGAACTAGAGAAGGATTTGCTGTAGCATAAGCAAACGTACCAAGAGCGCCTGTTATTGCGCCAGAAGCAAGAGCGCCTGTTTTAGCTCCTAAGTTTCCTAGCGTCATTAAGACATTTTCTAGCTTTCCTCCTTTTATAAAAGAGTTTATCGCTTCCTTCTCTGCTTTGGTAAACGACATTGTTTTCTTGTCGCTCTTCAGTAGAGTAGCCATTCCTTTTCTTATATACTGCTCGTAAGCCTTAGGGTTTGTAGCGTCTCTGTTTGCATCTGCAGTTATTTGGGCATCTCTGCTAACTTTGTCTATTTGTTTACTTGTGTTGCTTCTACGCCACAACTCTCTAGCAGTCTTGACAGCTTCTGCTATAGTTCTGCCGTCAACTGTCTGACTAGGGGCGCTGCCAGTCATTCTTAGTATTTCTTCGTCAATCAACTTAGCAGCAATGCCTGCTGTTCTTGCGATGTCGTCAGTTCCTGCAGCAGCTTGCTCAGCTAGTTTTCCTCTAGCTGTGTCAATAGTGCCAAAAGTAACGTCACCACTTTTAATCTCTTCCAACAGCTTTGTAACGCGGTTACGCACTGTTCCGTACATAGGGTCATTAGTTATTTCGTCATCAAGAAACTTACTAAGGTTAGAAGAAAGACGCTGTGTGCTTTCCTTTCCTGCTTTAACGCCTAACTCGTCTAGTTGGTTATAAATGTAGCTAGAAGCGCCTTTTAAGGCTTCTGTGCTTGGTACAGCTTCGTTCAAAAGCCTATTGGTTGCAAAGTTAGTCACTTGCTTTAACAAAGACTGAGCAGCCGCAGGCGTTATGATCTGTCCACTAAGACGCGCAAACTCTTCAGCGCCTTCTGGTAAGAACTCCGCTTGTCCTGCAAGAGCTGCAGCGCTTTCTCCACCTAAGCCGCCTGATATGCCAAAGATGATGTCATCAATAGACTTACCAGAGCCTAATAGCTCAAACACGTTCTTAGCTGTTCCTGTTTGCAAGCCTTTAGCAATCATTTGAGTAAAAAAGCGTTGAACAGGCGCTCCTGACATAACCATGCCTGTAAGTTCGCCTGTGCCTGCTGCGATGTCTGTTGTAACACCTTCGCCTGCAAACTCTCCTCTTTCAGGAACCATACCACGTAGAGAAAAAGGAGCTGCAAAGCCTTCTGGCTCGATGCCAAGCATAGACTGAGCATAGGGACGCACTTGTTGCTCTACAGCACGTATTGGCGTTGTTGTAAAGTCTATTAAAGACGTAATAGGTCTATTAAGACCTGCTGCAACTTCGCCTGTAATGTCTAAAGCACGATCAACACCAGACTTCTGCACTTCAGCTACAGGAGACGGAGTAGGCGCAGGCTTGTCCACAGTTTCGCGCAAAGGTAACGCAGCTTCTAAAAGTTTTTTAGCAGCGTCAGCGTCGCCTGCGGCATGGGCGTTTTTTGCAGCCTCTGTTAGCTGCTCATAAGTGTAATCTGCCATTATTGACCAACTCCGTATTCAGAGTACAAATCGTCTACATTTAGGTCGCTTGCGTCAGTAGCGTCCTCTGGAACTTGCTCAATGCCTATCCACTGATCAAGCGTAACTTTACCTTGTGCTTTTTTGCGTGCGCGTTCAAAGTTTTTCTTTATCAAATTAAGACGAGTTTTAAAGTCTTCTTTCTTCATTCCAACTTTTAGCGTCGTGACAAGGCTTCTAAGGTCTTCTAATTCTTTTTGAGTAAGTTGACCAAAACCAGAAGAACCGTTAGAAGAAGCTGACCGAGCCTCTTGTAGTGCGTTATATCCTAAGTTAGCTAGTATGCTGTCTACATCACCGCCTAAGGTGTACGTGTCTGTGCCTGCTACGTACTTCAAAATAGAACCGCCAAAGCCCGGATCAACATTATTTTCTAAAGCGTCTTCAACCATGCCTATAGAAGTCAACACGTCTCCGGTCTTCTCTCTAAGCATCTGCCTGCCTCTGTTTGCAGCATTAACTTGTTGCGTATACTCAGCTAGCTTAGCACCAACAGGCTTTTGAACCTGCTTAGGAATACCATTAGCATCTAACACAGGCTTGCCTTCTGCGTCTCTAACGTTCTCGTACGTCCATCCAGTTGGCGGTAGAGGCTTTAAGTAAAGCTGCGCTCTTCTTAGTTTTTCTGGGGTTCCTTCTGCTGCAGCTACTGCTTCAGTGTAAGCAAACCAAGACTCAGATGTGTAATTATCTCTGTCTATTTTCTCAACACCAAGCGCCCCTGAGGCTACAGCAGGCGGCACTTTCCACTCTCCTTTAAAGTTGTCCCAAACAGCACCGTCTTTAACATCAAACCTGTCTTTGTTAGGAGTTATAGCCTCCATCAAACCTTCTATGTTGCCGTCATAAGAGCCTGCTTCAATGCCGCTAACAGCAGCGTTCTGTACAGAAGGGTCTAAACCGTCAATAGACATTACAGTGTCCATCATAGCATTGCGCTGTTGTGTCCTTACCAGTGCTTGTTGCTCTTGTGTTCTTTTTTGTGCCGTCATCTGAGCAGCTGTCTGCCGCAGTTGTAGAGCCTTAGCAGGGTCTATAGCGTCAGTCATAGACGCTAATCGTATTAGGTCTTGAGGGTTGTTTGGGTCTACGCCTTGCATAGCTTCACGCAGCTTTTCAGAACCTGTACGTGTATCAACGCCAAACAAGCCACCTGCAGCGGCACGGAGCTGTTGCTGTTGTCTAGGTGCGTTAAGTGCAGCAACGCCGCCTACAGTGTCTAGCACGCTAAGCAGGTCAGACTGCTGTTGACGCATTTCAGCAGCAGGGTCTGGCAAGATGTCAGAGAATAATGAGTTAATGTTAATTGGATCTGCCATGTTAAGCTACTCCCATCTTTCGTAGAAACTCTAACGAACCTTCAACAGGCGCAGCAGTGTTGCCGCCGCCTCCTAAAATGTTCTGTAGAATGCCTTGCAGCAAACCAGTCTGTGTAACCTGTCCTTGCGCTCCAATCTGACCTGCTAACAAGTTTGTAATCCCTTGTATGCGCTGCTGTTCTAAGTTAGCTGCTGTACGTTCTGCTCCTTGTTGTGCTGACAAGCCTGACTGTAACAACGACGAACCAAACTGCGCTCCACGAGCCTGTCCTGTAGTAGCAATGTTAGACAAGTCAATAGCAGGCTCTAGAGTATTAAGCAGTTGCTGTTGTGGCATATAAGACTGCTGTAAAGCAGAAAGCCCTACGTTACCAAGAAGCCCAAGCCTAGCCCTAGTCTCTTGCAAGCCTGCTAACGTCTGTGAAGACTGTAGCTGTTGTTCAGCACGCGCTTGCTCCATAGCACTAACGCCCAAGCCTGCCTGCTGTTCTGCTATAGCCTTCTCAAGCGCTAGTTGCTCTGGTGTGCCTCCAAACATTGACGTGCGTACACCGAGTCTGCCTTGGCTTGCAAGACGCTCTTCCAAGCCTAGTCGAGCACGCTCCTGCTCTGGTGACACTGCAGCCTGTAGACGCTGCATAATCTCAGCTTCTCGCTGCTGTGGCGACATAGAGCCTGAGATAAGTCCTAGTACGTTAGCCTGCTCAGCTGCACGCTCTTCTGGACTACCAAGCATACCAAACGCGCCAGTGCCAAAGCTCTGTAACTGCTGCTGTAGAGCTTGCTGCTCAGGAGACAGTGTTGTTGTTAAACCGCCTTCAGGAGTTGTAGAGACACCGCCAATGCCGGACGTTACAGTGAAAGGTTTAAACTGCGTCTGCCCTACAACGTCAGTAGCAGCTGTCTCAGCACGCTGCATAGCCTGTGCGCCTAAGTCACGAGCGCTTTGTATGCCTTGTTCAGCTCCATACAGAGCACCTGCTCCTGAAGCAAGCCTAGCTGCTGTGTCGCCTGTTAGAAAATCTAGTAAACCTGCCATTATACAGTCCTTCCTCTAGTTAGATCGAGCAAGCCTATAAATTCAGGCTTTAAGTAATCCATTTTAAACTCACTTGTAAATATCTCATCAGCTAACGGTGTAGCTATAGTGTTGAGTGTTAGCATACCTGTCAAACCATCTCTACCGTCTCTACCGTCTTTACCATCAGTTCCGTCACCACCATTAGTTCCGTCTCTACCATCAGTTCCGTCAATTCCGTCAGTGCCGTTAGTTGGTGTTGTTACTGTAGGCGGCGTAGTTGTTATTGATGGCGTAGCTGTTGTAGGCGGCGTAGGTGTTATTGTAGGTGCTGTGTCAGTTGGGCTAGCAACTCCTCCACTAGTATCCACAACAGCAGTATCGGCAGTCCCAGTAGTATCAGCGCTAGTGACAGGAACCTCAGTAGTAACAGCAGTAGTTGTTTCATTAGTTATTGTGGGTATTCCTGTGTTTATGTCTACGTTAAGTATCCCAACAGACTTGTTAGTCTCTGCATCTACTACGTGTTCTGCGGCAACGCCGTCAGTTCCTATAATAGGAGTAACTGTGTACACTCCACCGTCTTTAAGAACAGCGTTACCTGCGTTAGGCACACTGTCGCCTCTAGTAGAGCTTATAAAGCTGTCTGTAGCTGCGTTATATGTCCATTCTTCGTTAACATCACTTACAGTCTCTGTAGAGCCTCCTGACGCAACTGAATCAATAATAGTATCTAAGTCACCTGTTAAGTCTCCATCGCTCTCTAACGAGCTTGTAGAGCCTCCTACAGGGTCTACAGAGGCTTCTGCAGCTGCTCTGTCAGCAGCGCTTGGTACATCAACAAACGGCTGATTACTGCCTACAGTTAAACCTATTAGTTCTGATGCTAAGTCGCCTCGTGTGTTTAGCGTCTCTGCTATCTGCTCTGGTGTTACGCCTGCTGCTTTAGCTTGCTGTACTGCGTCTAGTATTAACTCTCCTGCGCCCTCACCTGCTCCTTGCAAAGTAGTCGCAAGCCTAGATTCTGATGAGTATTTAGCTGCTTCTTCTGGCGTCATTGGCGTTTCTTTTAAGCCGCCACCGCCAAACAAGCCCATAGCGTCAAACAAACGATAGGCTAGCGCTGCTGCAGGGTTAAAAGCACTTAGCACAGCCAACCCTGCTGACTCTGAAGAAGACTCTTTTCCACTTAACATACCAACAGCAGAACTCAAGCCGCCTGTAAAGGTTGCTGTAGGGTCTGTAATAGCCGCAGCGTCGCTACCGCCTAAGTTAATGGCGTAAGGGCTTTGATACGGTACGTTAGCAGCTGCTGCAGGTGCTGCTGTAGTTAAGCCGCTATAAATGTCTTTAGCAGCGTTAGCCAGTGTGTTAGCTTGCTGTATAGTGTTAATAAGCCCTAGTGTTTGATCTGTTCTAGCAGGCTCTGGTGCTTGTGGTAAGTTTTGCTGATACACAGAGTTAATAACGTCTACAGGCACACCAAACTGTGCAGACACTTGCTCAGGCGTAGTTTGCCCTGAACTAATGAGATTAGTAACAAAGTCTATCTCTGCTTGGTCAAACCCGCCTTCAACAGATACATTGCCGTATATAGACATACCTACTCCTTAGTCGCAAAGCTCTGCTAGTTCTTTCCAATCGGCCGCAGTCCAGTTTGACGTATCAGCTCCGGCAGGGAGTTCAACTGTGATTCCAGATATATTGCCTCCAAACACACCACTAGTCGCAGACGTGTTGCCTTTGATACAGGCCATAGCGTTGTCCTCCGCAGTAATCTCAAGGCTATTGAGCTGCGTACAGCTTGCTAGTGCTAGAGCCGCTAGTGTCAATACTAATGTCTTCATTTGAACCATCCTGTTATCCATTGATATGTCCTCACTGGGTAGTACAGCGCTGCTGATCTAACACGACCAAGCCCTAACACACGTAGAGCTTCTCTAAAGACCTTGTCAGCTTGCTTCTGATCTGTTACTATCCCCAACTCAACACCGTGTGTACATAGATAATCATGCACGACAGCAGCTCGTCTGTTCTTGGCATTCGCTACAGGGACTACAAACTGCATAATCTGTGGTACACTAGCTAAGTCTGTAAAGTATCCTTCTGGTACTGCAATAGTCTTACCAAGAAGGTCTGAGTAGTATACCAGTTCTTGCCTTAGTTTCCAACCTTTGTCAACTGCTTCTGCAATAAAAGATGTAGAAAAATGACTCATCTAATCCTCTCTAGTTAGCACTGTTAGCGTTGGTTTAACGTCTTCTTCAGGCTCTATAATAAAATAGTAAAGCTCTAACAACTCTTCTATGCTGTAGTTACCTGCTGTAGCTCTAACTAGCTCTAGCATTAATGTCTGCTTAGCCTCGTTAAGAGTCATTAGTAAGTGCCGCCATCAACAGTAGACAAACTTACTGTGCCTGTAACGGTTAGACTAGCTGCTGTGACTGTGCCTGTGAACGTAGGAGATGCTAGATTAGCTTTACTGTTTACTGCAACAGCAATAGCGTCAAACTCTGCACCAACTTCAGTACCTTTAATTACTTTAGCAGGGTTGCCACTGACCATAGCGTCTTTAGCTGCAAAGTTAGTAATCTTAGTGTAATTACTCATTAAACAATCCTTCCTAGTAATGCGTGAATGTTTATCTCTTGTATAGCAATAGTCTTGCCTTCTACTGTTGTTTCTACGCCTACAGCTACTACAGTTCCTTGACCGCTAGTGTTGATCTTCTGACGGTTAATAAGAGCAATAGACGACGAGTATTCAGCCTCTGTGTTAAACTCTGAGATGTTGTACTGACCCACGTTAGACTTAGGCAAGACATAAGCCTGCTTAGTGTACGCACCAGAGTAGTCATAAGCCCAGTTAAGCACTACAGTAGCTTCTGCGCCGTCAAACGTAGTTAAGTTAATCTTCTTCAAGAACTTGAGCTTAGATGTATCACCAAAGCTCAACGGATGACTAAAGTAGCTAAGCAAGTAACCTGTAGTGTTGTCTGTAAAGCCTGAGTAACTAGCTACACCTGTCTTAGAGCCTATGTACAACGCCTCTGTTGATATAGTTGTAAAGCACAGCGGGTTAATGTGCGACCATGTAGTTGCTCTGTAGCTGCCGTCTTGTAGCGGAAACCGTGTATCAAAGCAGTAGACAACACCTAGTTCTTGAAAGTTAAGCAGCACAAACGCCTCACGAGGAGAGTAGTGCATACTGATGTTGCCTGTCTCTGCTATAAACAGTGACTTAATATCGTTGTTTACGTTCTTAGAGATGTCGCCAATGGGCGCTGACTTCTCTTGTATAGTCCTTGCAATGCTACGCACACCTGAGTCATCTAAGAAGATCAAGTCTTTACCAGTGGAAACTACAGCGTCTCGTGACACACAGCCTACGTTAGATATAGTGTCTGATAAGACCATAGTAGCCGGATTGTCTGCGCCTGAGTAGATAACTATAGAGCTGCGCCCAAAGATCACTAGGAAGCCGTTGTGAGCCGCTAGAGCAACGATAGTGTCATACCCTGTAGGCCACACCTTAGTAATGTCTATCGAACCTGTAGAGCCTCCTGACCACGCTGTACCGTCTAACAGATCAGACCAGTAGATTGTAGACTTGTCATTAGTAAAGTCTGCTACCCATAACCTACCAAACGCTGCTAGACACTCATTACCCTGCGGCGGTGTGCCTGTGGAGTGTGTATGAGAAGACATCTTATCCACTGTACCTGCATGATCTGAGTACATCAGCGGTTCTTGACCACGCTGAAACATAAACATATGGTCATTGAACGATACAAACTTCCAGTTGTTAGCAGCAATAGTGTAAGACGAAGGTGTTGCGTCTACTAATGTTGTAGTGCCTTTAAATATCTTGTTGTTACCTGCTGATAAGAATGTTACGTCTCCGTCTTCAGCAACAAACTCACCCATAGACTCAATGCCGTCAGAGCTACCAAGAACAGCAGGGCCGTTAGTAGTAAGCACGGCATAGCCCTTACGAGAGGCAACTCTACCTTCTTTGTCAATTACACAGTTATCTGCTACAGCAGCAAAGCTAGGCTCTTGCGCTAACGGCGCATCTTGCGTGTTAATACCTGCAAAACCAGGCGCTGTGATTGTAATGCTTTGTAGTTGTTGAGCCATTTAAGATTCCTTAGACTGCTACGTAAGTAGTGTCTTCTTGGTACTTGTTAGCATCAAAAGCTACAGCGTCTGACAGCGCTACATCAGCCATAGCAAACTGTTCTGCTGCTGACTGACCACCTGTTTCGCCACGCTCGCGTAATGCCATAGCTAAACCAAGCTGCAACACAGGGTTGTATGGCACTTTTAGTACATCAGCGTCTGCTGTTAAATCAGCCTGTCTAGCAAACGCATCAAAGAACAAACTGTAGATGTTGTCTGGCTGTGGGTATACTTGTACAGTAATGTCTCCATTAGCGTCTGTACCAGTAAAAGCAAACTTAGAAGGAGAGCCTGAAGCAGGCGTCATTAGTTTATAAAACCTGTTCATCTCTGTTCTGTTGCTAGTCATAAACCTAGTCTTGCTTGTTGTGTTCAATGCCTCTCGTACTTCTACTTCTTGTCCTGCGTTTGTTAAAGGATACACAGACGTACCGTTAACTGTGTCAAAGTCAATAGAAACACGTAAAGCAGACCAACTGTGTGAGTCTTCTACAAGCTGTTTAGCGTCATTAACAAAGTCGCCAATCAAAGCTGAATAGCTTGTTTCAGCTACAGTGTCTACTTGATTTTCACGAAGCCTGCGTAGAACACTGTTTACTAGTTCTAAATATGTCATCCTAGTTTCCTATGTATGTAAAAACAGCGCCTATGCTTGCAACAATTACTATCCAGATTAGCCGCTCTGTTACTCGTGCGCTAGCCATGTTCTCAGCTAAGCTGTCCATCTTATTCTCTATAGCGTCTACTTTAGTCTCAATATGTGACTGCCTGTTAAACACAGTGACAAGTCTTTCTTCAACACGCGCTAAGGACACGATAGCTTCTTGTAATGTGTCAATCTTTTTTTCTACTCTGCTTAAGCGGTCTTCCATTTTTAACTACCTTTTTAAACTGCTAAGGCTCTACAGGCCATGTAATTGTGTGTGGAAATCCTTCTTGCGCCGTAATGTCACGCAACCCCTGACGATAAGCAGCCATATTAGCCGGCATAGTTACGTCAGACATTCCTGTCCAATCGGTCTCGGCTAGCTTGGCATCTCTACTAGTTCGCACACCTG